GTCGTAGCCATAATTCGGAATCCCCAGGTAGATCTGATCCGGTGTGATTTCCGTAATTGCGTAATCCAGTACCCTTTCCACCTGATTCAACGGTGCTACCGCCATTGGAGGCCCATAGGTATACGGACATTGTAGCTATGGGTAGTGATCTAAGCACGGTCTATGTTGCAATTACTGCCCTATGCGATATAATATCTTTGCAGGGGGAGCGGTGGCAAGCCCGCCCTCTCCTGTTCATCCTTATGCTATATCTTCGATCCGTTCCTTTAACTTTCTTACTTCGTTTTCTAGGACATTCACCCGAATTAGCAACATTTCCTTTTCGCTTTCTACCTTCAGCGCATCGTCCAGTTTTCGTGTGAGATCGAAATGCCCCTCTGCTATTATTCGTATGTTATCGTTTGTCACATTTTCTAGGGTGAGCTGAATGGAGCGGACTTCTTTCTGTACTTCTTCCAGCTTCTTGTCCATGCTCTCCAACTTGTTTAAGATATACTTTGTGTCTTCTGTCATACCGTGACCTCCGTTTATGTTCTTGTTAAGGTCTTGCCCTTCCTTAACCTAATTATATTATATACTAACGCTAGTATAATGTCAATGGTTATTCCAAACTTTTCTCAATTAAATTTACGACGTATTCGTTGACGGACATCCCGGCCTTTTGTGCCCTATCCTTAATAAGCTCTTTTCTCCCCTTGCCGATAGTGATGTATAACCTGTCATAGTTGCTCTCATTGTATTTTCTGCTTGCTCTTTTTTGTGCTTCTGAATAAGCCATACTTACACCGCCTTTCTGTATGCTAATATCATAGCATTATTCAGATACTAACGCAAGTATAAATTTATTTAAAAAATTTTAAAAAAGGTATTGACTTTATACTAACGTTAGTATATAATAGCATTATAAGGAACAAGCAAACAAGCAAGCGGAGGGACGGAAAATGACAAAACGGCAAAAATCATTAGGAGTCACCAAATACGGATATGAAAGAGGGATCGTTAACGGGGAATTTTTAGCAGACCATGAGGCATTTTTAGCAAAAGCGGCAACCATCAGGAAGGGTGGATATACAGGGTTATCAATAGCAGAAGAATGGTTTTCAGACTTGCCAGAATGGGTTGCAAGAATAAAATTAGATGAAATGAAGCCATTTTTCTTCGGATTAACCGCCATAATGCCAGACAAATTTTATTATACCGATACACACGGATTGGACTCATTGACAGTAAGATAACGCACACCACACCACCCCCGGCATAGTCCGGGGGAGAAAGAGGGGAAGTATGTTAAGGCCAGGAGAATACAAAGAGGCAGTCCAAAGGGCATACCGGGTACTGGGAGCAGCCGCATGGTGCCAAAACCACACCGATATCGAGGGCTGGTACAATGAGGGTTATATAGAAGTCTGCACAAGGTGGGTTTTAGACAGGCTGAACGATGACCTCGAAAAAGAATATAGATCGTGCGAAGCCCAATCATGGTTGGAATGAGGGAAAACGGTAACTAATCAATTAACCTGTCCTAGCTGGGTATACGGGGGCTTGCAACTAAATGGTAATGTGCTATACTGGATAAAAAGGAGGAAACAAAGTGAAAAGTTATGAAATTATATCCGCCGGATGTGCGGAAGTAGGGGTAAAAGTGGATAGCGTGTTATTTGCATCCAACCCATCGGACGAAAACGGCTTTCAGAATTTTCTGATCCGTCTTGAAAAAGTATGTGAGTCTGGCGAACTGCGCTTGATTAGGCTGAAGCCGGGCTTCAGCCTGGAAGAAATCGCCTCTGACAAGGCGATTACCCCGGAGACAGACGAAGAGAAGGTTCGAGCCGTCAAGGAGAACATTGAGCGGTACATAAGTGAAAATTTTATTCCGGCTTTTCTCGGTAAGTTTTCCCGTGGCGATATGATCCAGTTGTTAGAGGCATCTGACACGATCAAGCGGCTGACCCGCACCAACCGGCATGACGATTTTGAGCTTCTAAGGGGAATCCACATTTCTCCCGAAAAGGCTATAAAAATCTGGAACGACCGGAACCCCGACGCCGACCCTATCCGCATGCTGCTGGACCCCGATGGACTTTAAGGGCGCTTGACGGCAAAACAAATTAATGTTATTATACCTTTAACGGCAAACAGACTTGCCGCGTCGCTCCCGCTTAGGGGGCTGTGGATTGAAATATGTGTTAAGATTTTATTTAAAAAAGAGCATAGCCACTTATGGCCGTGCTCTTTTTTTTCGTCCCTAGAGTTTATACAATTTTTATAAATTGCCACGATTTGTTACTTGACTTGTCCTGACTTATACTCTGCGCTGTTTAAAAATCCCTTAAGTACCTCTACTCTGGTCATTCCGACGCCCAACTGGTTAAGCCAGTGTTTCTTGCCTCCCTCGTCCGGCTCCCTGTGCAGTAGATAAGTATATAGCTCTCTTACGTACCGCTCACGCCCTTCCGGGCTGTCAATGACCGCATGCGCCACGCTCTCCCATGAACCGCCCCCGGCAAGCAGAGCAGACCATGAAGCAAGACCTCCTGCATCCGGTAAGCGTCCAAGCTGGGTTACATATAGCTCTGCGATTTTATCCGTCCACTCGTTGCGGTCGGAGGCGTCCGCTGGTACTGCCCGGCGTACACATATCAAGCCCCTGTTACCAATCGGGGCCGCTACTGTGTCGGCCTGTCGTGTCCGGCAATAGTCCATCATTGTCTTACGCGTGGGGCCTGTGCCGGTGCCGTGGCCGCTGATCTGCCCGTTACCTACATACATTTCGACATGGCCGACATATCCGCTTGCTTTGCGGCTGGTATCCCTCCCACGGAAAAAAAGTAGATCTCCGGGCAGCAGCTTCGACTCGTCAGGGAGTCCGTTACTAACTCCGGCGTCGATAGTGGTAAGGTTGCCGGTTTTGATCTGCGCTTCTGTGTTGCCGCCTATGGCGATATCAAGGGCTTGTTTATGCGCCCATTGTGTAAGGGATGAGCAGTCGGAGTATCCGCTGCCGACCTGATCCCGCTTGTCCCCTTGCGTGTATGTGTTTTTTCCCTCCCGGCTGATTAGTTTAGCTACTAAGGCCTGCCTTTTCTCTGCTGCTGTCATACCTCTTTCCCCTCCTCTAATTCGGGCAGCCCGCAAAGGGATGTTAGCAGGGATAAGCCCCCCGCCAAAATCGACGCGGACAATACCATAAGCCAATTTACGTCCGACAATACCATTGAAGTCCCAATCGTAGCCACCGCTGTCTGTGCCATCGTCTTAAGGGATCTGATCCCTGCTGCCTTGATCCAATTACTCATAATCTCTTTCCTCCTCATAATTTAAAAGCGCCTCTAGCTCCGCAAATGTATTTCCATAACAAAATCGTGTAATTCTGATCCCGTCAAATGTCTTCAGAACTAAATCATCGTTGTAAGCCTTTTCATAGTAGGCTTGTTTTCCCTCAAAGTTGGCGCGGGGGTTAATGATCGTTTCCAACTCATCACTCCCCCTTGTTTCAATTGCCACGGCTATATAATTCGCCCTTGCCGCCTTTGCCTCCTCAAAGCAGTCCCTCAAGTAATTTAATTTGACTCTATTCTCCATCTTTGTTCTCCTTTTCTTTTACGCGAACAGCAAAAGAGCACTCACGGCGCCGGTAATAGTGGCGGTTGCAAGTGCTGTTATGATTGCTGTTTTAATTTGTGACATTCTGGCCGCCGGTTCGCTTTCAAGCTTTCCCAGGCGCTCCCCCTGCTTTTCGAGTTCCTTCGCCAGGCGCTCCGTGTTAAGCGCTAATTTTTCGATGGATACTAGCATGGCTTGCGTGGCTTTCGCCTGCTCTTCCTGGGCGCTCATGCGGTGTTTTAACGATCCGATTTCGTGATCATGGCCTGTTAAGGCTACAACAATTTCTTCTTCTTTCATAGCACCTTCCTTTCTTCACGCGTGTATTATTAGCCGCTCACGATATCGGCGTATAGCAGTTCCATGTTCTCCGGCAGACATATGCTAACCATGCTTGCTTGCGTCGCAGATAATCCTGACAACTTTAGCCGGTAGCCGGTTCCTTCTTTTGCAATCGATCCGCCAATTGTTGTCTGATTTCCTAAATTTATCACGCCAGATATTGCTGTTAGGGTAGTGGTAACGGCGTTCAGATTTAATGGAAATATGGTTAGTATTGTGCCGGTAGCTCCAAGCGCCCCTATAAGCCACGCAAAAGACCGATACTGAGAACCGGCGCTAAACCCTATATTGGCAGTCTTCCCTCCCTCCATGTATAGTGTTTTTATGACGGGAATTTTTCCGGCCAGTGTTCCAACCTTTGCCTGTAAGTCAGACGTTGTTCCGTCTGCATTTGCATATTCCACCTGTTCCGCCGTGGTCGAAAATAAGATCTTGTCGTAATCCGTGCCGTTGTTGATCATTAGATCAGCTTTTTTTGTTACTCCCATGCGTGTGTTAACCTCCTTGTATTAGCTCTCTAAGCGTCTTTTCCGAATCCCCTATAGTGGGAACAATCTGCCGTCCGGTACTGTCTATAGCCTCCTCGACCTCTGTTACCACGGCGTCTATGCGGATGCCGTAGGTATCGGAGATTACTGTAACCTTGTCCCCCAGATCCCAATCAACCTCATATCCATCGACTACGGCATCAAAGATATAATTTTCTGCTGGCAGCATCCCGGCGAGCTTCTCCGTTCCACGTGCGGGCAAATCGGCGAAGTTCGAGATATCGCGGGCATCAATAAACGTCTCTCTTCGGTCCATACCCGCGTTTTCGTTTCCGACCAGTACCCAATCACGGGCAGCCCCTTCTCCTTGCCCTGCTACATAAGCACAGTTGCGAGATTCTAGATCATTGATTGTATATACCTGGTTTGTCACAGTGTCATAAGAATCGCGGAAAATGCAGCGCTTGTTTTTGCTTTGGCTTGCCGTTCGGTCGGTTTCCTGACGAACCATAAAGAGCATTTTTTTATTTCGCCAGTCCAAATCTATACCTATCCCCCAGTGGTACGCTTTCGCGAGTGTGGTCAAGTCGTCCATTAAATTGTTGTACCTTGTCTGGAAATTGATCCGGCTTTGCCCCGTCTCTATGTATTTGCCCCCGATTTCCAAGCAAGGGATATTCCGGGGCGATTCTTCCGCCGTGCCGATCGCATTGACGTGTACCAGATTCCACAATACTTGCATAGGGGACAAAGCTTTGAATTCCTGGTACGCTTCGCCGAAAGGCGGCGGCGTAATGCGCTGTGACATGAACCAGAGCAGAGAGTAGCCTTTGATTGTAGCCACTCCCTGGCGCTCGTCGTATTGTGCGTATTTTATAATGCCGTTCTTCGAGGTATCGGAGTCCAGCATTATAATATTGTCTTTAGCCAGCAAGGGGTTTTTGTAGGGCAGGGTAATTTGAAAGCTCCCGTATGTGTACCACTTGCGTACATATAAGAGGCTTGTATAATCGTCCACTTCCCCCAAAAAATTGAGGTCTTTATCAAATACGCGGATAGCTACTGCTTTATCCATAGCGCCCCCACAGGAGCCCCTGTCGGCTCGCTTTCCTGGACATAGACGGGCCTCCAGCCCAGCCCTTGCTGATTCCCAAACCAGGAATCCCAATCTTTTTGATATTGACGCATCATTGCATCAAATTCCGCGCTATTCTTTGGCCGGATTGCTCCGCACAGATCCACCTTGTAACGCTCATCTGAGGGCTGGTAGACACTCTGCCCGAGCGGAGGCACAAGGATATTTGCACAAGATAGATCATAAATCACGTCGTCGCGGCGGATGTCCGGCAAAACCGGAGCGTAAGACTCGCCACCGTATATTACCGTCGCTCTTACGTTTTTACTTGGTTCGTTGTGTCTTATTACAACACGCGCATACTGGGAATACCGCTCTGCGGATTGCTCCAACCCAAGAACCAACGGCGAAGTATTGATATAAAAATACCCCCGCAGGATGGCGAAGCCTGGCGCTAATACTGCGTTGTTATCCTTAAGCGTCACTTCCAGCCCCATGCTCCCGTCGTCGTTCACTTCGATACCACTTCGCCACAGGGCATTGAAGTATCGGTTAAACTCTTCTTCTCCGTACTTTTCTTCACAATCAAAAAAACCACTATATTCTGCCAATCTTTCCCCCTCCTATATTCCCAGGTACCGCTCGCGGTAAGTAATTACCACCTGCTGCGGATCTTGCTCGTTTTCCGTCGTGTACTCCAACATGTTGATTCCTGGCGCAAGCCAGAAAAACCTTGAATCCAGATCAATCAAATGTCGCGCATCCTCAACGATACCATTACGGTCAATGTTGACCGACTTCTTCCCGATATCTGTGTTGATGTAAAGCACTTCCCCTTTTGCCAGATCCGCCATGATCTTAATGAACTCGCCGGAATCCAAGTTATAGACAGCCGGATTAGTGGCTGGGCCGTGGAATGCGATCTGTAGCGGTATATTGAGTTGCCCGTTATTTTTCACCGGCTTCCGTGGCCCTCCTTTCTGCCTGAAGCTAAAGGGCAGTGAGAATTTCCACTGCCAGCCCCCGATCCACGTAGCAATCTGTTCCGATGTGGTGTATTCTGCCAAAAATGCCGGATCTACACAAGTTAGTTCTGCCAAACCTGTTAAATAGTCGTTAACGTTTTTACTTGAAAACGTTAACTTCCGAACCTCATAAGCAACCTCTCTAACAGTCTCCATATAGGTGACTTTTAAAGTTCCGCTTGAAAGGGGGGTGAAAAAGTCAATCAGATAATCTCTCATTTTCCCCCGCTCTGAGTATCCCTCATATTCAAACTCAATCGTAATTGGTCGGGGGAGTATCTTGCGGTTTATAATCCGTTCGCCAATGTTGTTTAGATTCTCCGCAGTTGTCAGTTCGTAATCGCTGGACTCTATCCCGCTATAATCCAGCACAACAAAATCTGTGTCGTCCATTTTTAGATTGTCCACCCCGTTGTAAAACTCAAAAATAATCATCCGAAGGCAAGCTCCTTTCCGATGCGTTTCATCTCTCTGGCCATTTCCACAGGGGATTCTACGGGCTGATGTATGTTGATTTCCTGATAGACGTCGCCTTGTGTCTGGTTATATCCACGCGCCCCCGCCAATGTGTTTATAGCCCCCTGCGAAGACGATGTTACATGCGCGTCCATACTTAACTGTCCTGTGGAGGCAGACAGGTCTCCCGTGATTTTTTCCATCTCTCGGTTGATGCTCATATTAGCCGTCTCTAAGCTGGATATCATTCCTTCTTCAAAACCTAGTCCGCAAAAATTGCCAATCTCTGCAAACACTTTAGAAGGGGAGCTTATTCCAAACGTTTTTCTCATACCTGCTGCGATGCCACTGGCTATATCTAGGATTGGGTTCTTTCCGTTTTTGAGCGATTGGCCTAGCTTGTCAATAAATGAACCCCCGCTATTGCTTCCAATCCCGCCCATTTCAATGCTAATGTCCGCAGCACTTCTCACCGCGCTCACGGCCCCGCTGACCTTTCCCAATCCTATTAAAATTTCACTGCTCAGGTTTCCATAAAAGCCGGAGCCTGCTCTTTTGGCCGACAGCGGCAAATCTCTCTCGATCCCTTTGCCTGTTTCAGCCATATTGTCGTATATGTTTTTTGCTCCGGTGACGGCGTTGGCCTGCATGTCTGCAATCTCTTTGGTTACGCCGAAGTTGGTCTTGTTCCACGTCTTGATATATTCCCTAAGCTCTGTTTCACTCATCTTGTTCAGCGCTGCTAGCTCTCCGCTTGCTCCTGCACCCGCATCCACCAACGCCTGAACAAAGGCCTCCGATCCCTCTATGTTTTTTTCTGTAATTAGACCAATTACGCTTCCGAAGTTCTCCTTGTAATTTTCGAGACCTACCTTCTGACTCTCGAGATTCTCAATTAGGGACTCTTTTGTCACTTCCGAATTTTCTGACCACTCTCCGAATAATTCTAATTGTCCGCGAATGCTTGTTTCTGCTGCCTGATGCACCTCGTCATATTTATCGCTGATTACTCCGAACGCGTCTGCGGATTCCTGACTTACTGTTTTAGCCCGGCCTCCGAACTCCACCAGCACACCCTCGGTTGTTTTCGTTGATTCAGCAAGACCATCCATACTGCCTGTCGCCGCATCAGTACCTCCCCCGAGGGCATAGTAATCTTCCTCTAGCCCGTTGACGATCACACGACTGTTTTCTAGTTCACCGGATAAGTTTTCAATATCACTCGCTAACATAGCGGATTCTACCTGAGCATTAGAGTATTCCGTTCTTAAGGCGTTCACTTCGTCGCCTGTTCGGTGTGTCTCGTCCGTCAGTTGCGCTTCTAGCTCTATCAGCCAGGCATCCGTTTCGCCCTTTCTTTTTCGGACTTCATCAAGCTGTGCTTCTGCATCTGCAAGAGTTCTTTGCGCCTCTGCAAGTTCCGATGCTTTTTGCATGGCGTAGTCCGCTTTCGCCTGTGCAAGGTAATATTCCAGTGCGGCATCCGATAGTTTATCGTACTCGTCGCGCTGGATCGTCAGAAGACCCGTCGTTTCATCTATGCAGTCCGATAACCCCGGAATGCTCTTCGATAGCTCTTGCACAATCTTTTTCATTTCGGCTTCTTCGGCTACCGTGCGTTTCGTTTTGTCGGCGAGGATATAGTATCGATCTGCAAGGTTTCCGCAGGCGCTCATATTTCCTTCTACCGCTGTCTTGCTTTCCGCGTAGGTTGTCTCGACCTCGCTGGCAGATTCATTCATCTCTTGCAGCGCTTCAATGGTCTCATGGATGGATTCGCGGTAGTTACCAAATTCGGTTCCCGCGTTCTCGGTGGTGATGATTAGCGTTGCCAGTGTCGCAGCCAGTGTTGTGCCGATTGTCACTAAAGCCCCTAGCGGTGTTGTCATTCCAACTGTATTTAGCATCTTTGTGGCAGTCGCAATTCCCACAATTCCCGTAGCGACAAAATTGGCGTTTTCCATGACCCATGTCAATCCGCTTAGTACCGCCGGAAGGGCTTTAGCGCCAAAACTTATTGCCCCCTCTGCAACCTCGCCAAAACTCTCGGCCAAGTCGTCGAATTTCTCCCCCAGCCTACCGGTAGTCATTTCACGGTTTAGATTGGAAACCTCCGAAGTGATTCCCGAAACGGCAGCTCGGAATTTGTTTTGAAACTTTTCATATACTGTAATTCCCAGGGCTTCAGTAGCGCTCTCTAATTTAGTAATTTCTCCTTTTAGGTTATTCTCCAAGGTATCTGACATGTTTTTTGCAGCACCGGCAGAATCGTTAATATATCCCGTCAGTTCGTCCATTCGGTCTCCGCAGTTCCCCAACATGGCAGTTACGGAGGCCAGGTCTGTCACCTTAAACATTTTCGTGATGATGTTTTGGCGTTCTTTTGCCGTCATGTCCGACATAGCGGCATTCATATCGGAAAAGATATCGTTCAGTGACCGGAGATTTCCTTGGGAGTCATATGTTTCTAAATTTAATTCCTTGAATGCGGCGGTCGCGTCGCTGGTTGTCGGAGTCATTGCTAGAATGATATTTCGCAGGTGCGTTCCGCCCTCGGCTCCTTTGATACCATTATCGGCAAGTACGCCAAGGGACATGTTTAACTCGGTGATTCCTCCGCTTAACTGCTGCGCCGTTCCGCCGACGGTCAAAATCCCCTCGCCCAACTGTGCCACATTCGTGTTGGATTTGGTGGCCGTCATGGCCATCTTGTCCATAAGTTCATCCATTCGCTCGGTTCCAATATTCAGGGCTGAAACTGCGTCTGTTGCCATATCGGTGGTGCTCGCTAAATCCATGTTTGCAGCAGATGCAAAAGTGAGAACACGCGGTAGCGTAGACACTGCTTTTTCTGCGTCATACCCTGCCAGAGCTAGATAGTTTAATGCCTGAGCAGATTCAGAGGCAGAGTATTTTGTGGTCTCTCCACATTCCTTTGCCGCTGCTTGAAGCATGTCGAAGCTTGCGCTTCCGCTGTCGATTTCTTCAACCGTAATCCCCATCGTGGCGGCTACTTCTGTCATGCTGGCTTCAAAGTCCATTCCAACCGACACCACAGCACCGGATATTTCCTTAATACCATTTGCGATTGCCTTGACACCGGCTACTATCATCTCGCTTACCAGGTTCGCCTTTAGGACGCTCCCAAAAGTGCTGGTCTCTTTTGTTGCGTCCTGCACTTCCCGACCGTATTCGTCAATGCTGCTGGCGGTATCGTCCGTAGATCGTTCTGCTTCTTCCATGTACCTGTTGTTATCCTGGATCTCGCGGTCTAAGTCAATCAAGTCCGCCTCGGCTGTATTTAGGGAGTTTTGCCATTGGTTTGTTGTATTCCCCGCCGCCCTGTACTCATCCTGTGCGAATCTCAACTGTTCGGATAGATCGTCTATGGCCTCCTGCTGCTCGCTAAGTTCTTCAGTGGTTGTTCCGGTGGCAGACTGCATCCGCTCCATTTCGGCGCACTCTGCCTTTAGGCCTTCCTCGAGGGCTTTGACCTTGTTGGCGGATATCTCCTCTTGTGCGCTCGCCTTTGCTACGGCCTCTCGGTAGACGTTAACCTTTGACTTTTGCGCTTCGTACTGTTTGGCCAGCACGTCCCCCTTTGCCCTCAATCCGTTCATGCTGTTTGCGTTTCCGTCAAATTGCGTCGTTGTTAGGCGCATTTCTGATTGTAGTGTCCGCAACTCTGTGTTTATACTTGTTATGGCGCTTCGAAACTCCCGTTCCCCTTCCAGGGCAAGGGTAGCACCTATTTTTTTAACTGACATGCGCTACCTCCCGATAATGTCAAATATGGAGTCAATCTTTTTCTCTTCTGCGTAGTAGCCTTTTTTTTCAAGATTAAATACCTTCTTGTAAGCCTCAAATAAATCTACAAACTCGGCAATAGTCAAGCGGCCTACCTCATGCCAGCTCATGCCAAGTTTGTTCATCCCGATATATAAAACCCATGCAAAATCTACTGTTTCCTCTTTTCGGGATTGTCCTCCTGCATGGGCTCTGTGTTTTTTCTCGTCAAACTCCCCTGGAATTCAACAAACAAAATTCGTGCCAGATCAAAGGGGGAAATATCCGCCATGCGAACAAGTTCTTCTTCTGGGATCGGCTCCATCCCCTGAATGTCTATCCCCTCCGCTGCCATCCATGCAAGTGCTTTCTTGATTGTCGGAATATGCAATTCGTCGTCCACTGGAATCGGATTCCCTTTTGCAGTTTTTACGATCTTACCCTTTTCGTCCCGCTTATAGTGATACGCTCCAAGGTTTTGTTGAAAGCTGGACAATACGGTTTCGCCCTCCCGCATGTAGACGTACTGTTCTTGGATAATTTCCATTACGTTCAGATTGCAGATAATCGGAATCTCTTTTCCGCTCAATATGATTGTTGTCAACTTCTTTTTGTTTAACATTTTTGCCCTCCTAGAATATGCAAAAGGGCGGTTTTACCCGCCCTGCGCTATCGATTACCCGCTAACTTGGATGTTCGCTTTCTCTTTAAGCCATTCGATTGCTTTTGTTTCCGTGTCGCAGATTTCAAAATCCTGATATCTCCCGTCAGCAAGTGTAATTGCAGTTCCTGACAGTGACGGGGTTGAAAATTCGATGGAGTCTCCAATGGTCTTTGCTTTGGACGACGGAGCCGCAAATTTCACTTTGTATACCCAATATGGGATATGTTTTTCTACGCCGTCAATTTCTTCCATTGTGACAAATCCAAATCCTACATAATTGGTAGCATCCTTGGAGTTAAAAGTTACGCCTCCAGTGTCAGAAACAGTCCTGCCGTAAATAATCTCATACGCCTCCTTGGGAAGCCTCGTTACTCCCAGCGTCACCGTTAACGCTTTAAATCGGTTGACGCTGTTTGTTGCCCGGTTGTTACCGTATAAGTTTGCCTCCGAGCCGCCGGGCTCCAATGCTACCTCAATCGCCTCTCCACATTCAAACCCGTCTGAGTAGGTGGGGGTATCATTGGTCAGCTTTGCAATAATTGGTGTTGTAGAACCAAAATATGCCATATTCTATTCCTCTCTTTCTAAAATTTCGCACTCGAAAATAATGTGCCTGATCCTTGTGTCGTCTTCTGTGAGCATCGTTATAAATGGATAGGTAAAACCGGCGTTAAGAAGTGCCCGCCGGATTCTTCTCCGCTCGCTAAGGTAATTTTCTTCGAGCGGAAGAAAGAAGTGTATCTGCATTGCTACCCGGTCTCCTCGAGGGGAGTTATTCGCATGTAACGCCGCCCGATTGTCAGCCTCGTTAAAGGTAAACCATCTTGCCTCGTTGCCCGTGTACAAATCAGGTTTTACCGGACAGCCAAATGGGGCAAGCGCTTCTCTGATTTTTTGATTAACCGTCACTCCCCAGCCTCCTTGTCAAATGTCTCTTGCATCTTATTTGTAACGTCGTTTTCAACGCTTGCAAGGGCTGCTTTCAGGACAGGTGCCGCTCTTTGCTTGGATGTCCCGTATTCAATATAGACCAGCTTTTCCATGTTGCGCACACCCTTCGAGTCCTTCCCCGTTGGCCGTACCGTCACCGAGTAGCCGTTCTTTGTCTTGGTTGCTTTCTTTTCCTTGACAGAGGCTATCATTCTGCCCGTATCATTGTGCCTGGCGATACTTGCCTTTACCGCTTTTGTAATGATCGGAGCTGCGGAATCCAGCATTTTTATGGCGATTTCGTCGGTATTATTCAGCCTTTTTAGTTGATTTAACAGGTCGTCCCCGGCACTGTAGGAAAACCTTGCCATTAGATCATCTCCTTTATATTTGTCCATATCTCCAGATATTTGTTATCATCGGCGTAATTGTTGATATACGTGATGTTGTATAACCCTCCGCGATATCGGACATACATATTTGTGTTGATTTCCGTTCCTGATACTCGGATTAAGAAGCGCTTTTTTGCTTCCGCGAATTCCGCATTAGCCCTTATTATCTCCGTACCGGAAGTATTGGAGATACCTGCATAGCAGGCTCGAACTACCTCTTCCGCGTAAGTGTCAAATCCGTCTGGATCCTCGTTGCCTATAAACCGCACGATTCGAATTTTTTTGTTAAGCTTTCCGGGATTAATATTCATTTACGCATACCTCACAATAGGTTGACGCAATGCATTCCCAATACTGCGTCAACCACCTTATTGGTACTTGTTTTGTCACCATTGGACTTATCAGCATAGTACGTCCGGTTGTCATACATATCCTGGCAGAGTACCATGATAGCAATCCAAAAATCCTCATGTGTGTCAATCTGCGCATCATCCAGCCCGGTATAAGCCCGCACAAACGCTTTTGCTGCCTCTATGGTGATCTTAACCAGGGTAAGCTCCGACTCGTTCGGTTCGTCAATGCGCAGATATTCCACTACTTGCTCTGCCGTGATTTCGCTTACTTTCATCCTCCTGCCTCCCCATCCGCAAATTATCAGGCGGCCTTTATGGTCAGTGTTGCCAGTTTACTATTATCCGTGACCCTCGCGTCAAATTCAAACCAGGACACCACCCCAATTGCATGCTGTGTCGCATATTTCTCTCGCAGTACCTCGATAGAGATGTTTTCCCGGAAATTCACGGACAGCCCGGAGTAATCGCCGTATAAGACAGCCTTGCTTCCCGCAGCCAAGCCAGGCATGTTGTCCGACAGATAAACCGGCTTGCCAAGCAGACGGTACGGGAATTCTCCGGTTACATCGTCCTGTAGCAAATAGCGGTTATTTGCATCTTTGAGTTTTTTAATTGCGGTAAAGGTTCCTGGATTCATTGTCCAGCATGCACCCGCCTGATAGACCTGTTTGATTTTTGCCTGCAACTCAATTAACTCATCGGCAGTAATCGCCGTCGCAGACGTGGTGGTCAGCGTAGTTGTTGTATTCAGCGCTCCCTGTGCCGCGCTGGTACCCGTGCCGGTCAAAAGCTGTCCCTCAATCCACACGGCAATCTCCTCTGCCATTTGAGTGACAATAAAATCCACCACGGAAAATGTTCCGTTGTTTTCCACACTCCTCCCGATCAATGTTAGCGCGCCAGCCAGGAAACCGCCTAAATCTACACTGGCGAACTTGCCAGAATCGGCAGTCAGCTCTGTGAACTCTGTCTGGTAGCCTACGGCGATATCGTGGGTAGAATTGGCTTTCCCCCATACGGGGACTTTCAGGGTTCCCTTTACATTGTAAATGGTGGATCCCGCCAAGATCGGGCATCGATCCTTGACTGCTTTAATGATGCGGTTCGCAATCGTGGTTGGAATAATGGCCCCATTGTTGGCCATTGTCATGTTCTGCTCACCGGCGCGCATTTCCGATACCCGGCCTAGAACGTAATCAACGAATTCTCTCTCATCGGCCACCGCTCTTTCCTCCGGTTCGCTTGGTGCCGGATCTCTCTGGATGCTCCTGGTTCGCTCCTCTCTCTCAATGGTTGCGTCAATTGCGCGAATCTCCGCTTCGGCTGCGTCAAATTGCGCCATTTCTTCCTCGGTCATGGCTCTGTTTTCCGTGTCGGCGTTACCGACTAAGCCATCCATGATTCGCTGCTGTTCTTCCCTTTTTTCCACTAATACCTTGAACTTCATGTTTTTCTTACCTCCATATAATTTTACTTTCTGGTTGCTTCAGCTCTCGCCCGATAGGCCGAATTATCAAAGGCCAGTGTATCGGATTCTTTTGGGGATTCCGCTATCTGTACGACGTCCTCCATGCTTCTTGTTTCAAGATCCACTTCTGTATCTGCCCGAATTTCTACCGATGTCGCGGAATAAATCGGGGTTTTTTTTACCACTAAGGTCAGGTGGTCTAAGTCAAGGGCCTTGATTTTGCGCAACATCAAGCCATCGGCCCGTTGTTCTAGTTCATCTCGGACGTTGTACATTCCAAACGACCAGCCTTTCACCTTTCCTGTTCTCGCCAGTTCTATTAGCGCCTCGTCGGTAATCAATACGTCGGCATGCAGCCCGATGGGATCCTCATAAAGTTCGAGTGACCCTTCGTCTGTACATCCGTATACATGAGTGCTATCATGATCCACCGTAACGGTGATATTTCCGGCTCGTTCAATTGCTTGCTCAAAGGCCCTTGGCTCGATTTCCTCAACTACTTTCCCGTGCGGTGTGATAACCGGCCTGCTTTTCTTCTCAGTTACATTCACGTAACCTGAGATATGTGCGCCATCGGCTCTTACTTCAATTTTCATTTTTCACCTCCTTCGGAGGGATCCGGCGCAACGGAACCCCCTATTATTCTTGTTTGATTCGTGTTTGGTGTGTAAACCGTTTTTGTAATTGGATCGTATAGGACGTCCTGGAGGCCTATCTTAATCCAGTTTAGTCCTAGTGGCTTCATATCTTCTGCATAGCGTACCTCGTCAATTTGCATGAAGTTGGCATCCAATGCTGTTTTGTAGGCGTCAAATCGTTCCTTCATGTCCCCTTTCAGCAATTCTTTCGTGTCAAAAGCCCAATAAAAAACCCCTTTCTCTTTTTCAAGAAGGAAGTCTTTGTTTAGAGCGCATTGGATTGCGACCATGAGCGGAATCGCCGCTAATTTTGCCAGGCTGGTTGTATCTGCCTCGGTTGCTTTCCCGGCCATTACTGCCGGAGAAATGTGAAATATCTTGGAAAACTCTTCTGCGTTAGTCGCCTTGTTCTCGTTTAGCTGCATTTCTGTCGACGTGTCCGAACTCTCCTTAAAATCGATGCCCGAATTCAAAACCACCATGTTATCAGAAGTATTGCTATATAGATTTGCAAAAGCTTTTCGTAATTCATCCATAGAGGGCTTGTCTAATTTCTTCTCGGCCCTTAAAAACCCCTTTTTGTTGCCCCCTCGCTTAACCAGATTCCGCTCGAATAGCAGCGATTCGTAGGCGACCTCAATCACCTTTGCATTTTCCCGCGTGATAGGGATTCCTTCCGCTCCATCTTTTGTATTCCGCAGAATTTTCAGGAATGTATGTGGTTTATAGGGCATTCCCATTACCAGGATGTCAAAATCCTTGAATATTGGATCCGTGTTCTTTTGGATGGAGATTTTCTCTTCGTCCACATAGTGCAGGCTCTTGAATTCACCTTTTTCCTTGTGGATATAAGCATAGCCGCCTTTTCCAAGGTAGTAATCTCTGATAATAGCTTTCCAAAAATCAACCGCGCTAAGAGTGTCGCCCGTCTCATCATTCAAAATCCGTATGCGTTTGTCTCCTTTCACTTCTTCCGCCTCGTCTCCGGTATCCCGGTACATTTTTATCGGCGTACTGGCTATAACGTTCGCCACCAGGTCGATCGCCCCGCTGACTGTAGGTATTTGCAGGGCAATTTCTTTTGTAATGCCCTGACTGCCAAGCAGCGCCTTTAGGAGGCTGTCTTCAAATTCTACCGTATCCGCACGGATTTCCGTCTTTTTTCTCCAGTGTAAGATTCCCATTAGACATTCCTTCCTTTATGTTTGGGCGATAAAATTATTACCGCCGAATAGCATATCTTGTTCCACTAAATACACAGCGTTGATAAGAGCAACTACCATATCAACCTTTCCTCTCGATTTCTTTTTGTTTACGTATTTGTTCAGGTTGGTATCTTCTGTACAGCGGGCGTTTTGAAAATTAATTTCCAACATCTGGTTTTCATCATAGCGGAATTGTCCGCTCAAAATCTTCTCTTTTAGGAGTTTTGTCGGCATGTGCAGTACACTAGAGTGCTGTTTGATTTCCACGCATTCCATCATTTTCTCCTCCAATTTTTGAACCGTTGAGATCGCATTGTACCGGTCATAACCGGCCTGGAGGATTTCCACACCGTACTTCTCTTCCATTCCCAAGATGTGGCGTTCAATAAAGCCGTAGTCGATAACCTCATCTCCGCAGGAAAAACAGGCCCCCTTTTCAATGAGTCGCTTGTAATTCACGTGTTCTTTATTGCTTTTAAACTCCATTTTATCCACCGGCAAGAATCCCCATACTTTTGCATAGAGCACGTCGTTGACAACCGTGGCCATTGCTACGGCTGTGTTATCATCTGATTGGGACAGATCGATGCCTACATATACCGCCTTTCCGCGCCAGAAGTCCAGGTCTTCGGCTCTTCGGCATTCCTTCACCTTTGTAATTTCAACGTATCCCTCGACGCCCAGCCCTTTATATTTAATGTTGCAGTGTTTGCAAAGATAATTCTCTCGTTTGTTTTCATACAATACCGCAAGAGAGCGGAGCCGTTTTAATTCTTCGAAAACGTACTCATGCGCCACGGCTACCGGGTTGCTCTGGTAGATCACCAAATCCTCAGTCATCCAGCGATCTTTTACCTGATATTCAGGATCCGGCTCATACAATAACGCGAACCGGCGTTTATCATCCATCAGGCCATCCAATGTTTTTTTTGCAATGTCTACTTCGTCAATCATGACATTATCATCATTTGGATATTGGGTACTTATGATAATCCCTAGTTTGTTGCGTAGGATAATCTGGGATGAGCGCATGGCCTCTACTGGATATGCATCCATTGCCCCTGCCTCATCCGCCAAAAAAGCATTAGCCATCTTTCCGTCCATCTTGTCTTCAGAGTAAGCCAGCGGGGTGTAGTCGCTTTCAGTCAATATGCATCTGATTTCGCTTCTCAATGGTTTAAACACCGGCTCGTACTCGTCACATAACAGTGGACTGGTTTTGATAATTTTCCGAATGGCCAGCTGGAGTTCCTTAGAAAGTTTGAGATCTGGCGCAACGGAAAAGAACCGGGAAAATCTCGGTTCTGTCAGCATCAACAATATAAAAATTACGGCACTGTAAAAGGTTTTAAAATTCTTTCTTGCAATTTCCAGTAAAACCGTGATGTAATATCTCGTATTAGTATTATCCCGGCACTTAGTGCAAAGAGCAGCCGTAATCAACAGCCATGCGTACCCCTCCATTCCCTCTGCCATCGGGCAGTCAAGATCCGGGTGTGTCATGAGTCCCAGGATTGTACATATTTTCGTGTATGCTACCTCATCAACAACTGCCTCGCCGTCTTGTCCGTCCGCAATCCGCAGCCACGCCGCCGCCTGCTTTTTGACGTAGACCGGGACTTGATAATTATTTGGCTGGACACACCAAAAGGCGTATTGGTAGGCTTTTCCGTGTTTAACCTCCATTAAGCGCTTTTAACAGCGGATTCTCCTGCCTGTCGTCCTTCTTTGGGACGCTTCGCAAGGCGGCGGCAATCGTCATGATATTTTCCTTTTCAATATCCAGTAGCATCTTTCTTTTCGCCTGCACCTGGCGATCATAAGAGATCAGCGTGGAAGATAGTTTTGTCAGTTCTTTAATTACTTTTGTCAGATCATCGTACTCAATCTCTCCGGCCTCTTCCATTTTACCAAAAGCCTTTTCCATATGCCCGATCAGGTTGCTTACACGCTCCCTCTTGCACTCCATTTCCGTACACTCAACCATGATCTGACAATAGCGGTTGATTACCGATTCATATAGAGCGTCATTCTTTCCAATTTCTTTTAACAGTCCCTTGATTCGCATAAATTCCTTATGGGCTTCCGGTTTATCCCGTACTGTCTTGCGCTCTTTTAACTCTTTTCCCGTTAGCATGGCGGCCTCGCCATCCCGGCGCGCGCGGAGTTCTTTCTTTGTTCGATGTGATTTACCCTCTGCTGCAAGAACTGTATATGGCTTGCTTGGTGTTGGCATAGTTCGCCCCCTCCTTTCTCTCAATTTTCTCTCAAAGGCTGATGTGGGAACATTTTATAGATCGATGGGGGCGGTAGGTGTAAAAATTTTCTGAAAATTTTCATTTTTTGCCCTGGGGGGGAGGTCAACTCCACTATGTCTTGCTTTTTTATCTACAAAACACTGTCTTTAGCCTCCTGCTCCGCTATAACCCCTTGTATCTCTTTGTATGATATTTCCCCTTTCTCTGCCATCTTGTGATGAGCCTCACAAAGGGTGATTAAATTGTCATTGTCCATTCTCTTGTCCCACGCATCCTCTAACGGGATCGAGTGATGTACTTGCAACCCGCCGCTCATTAAGACTGGAGGTCTCTGCCTGATGCATACCTGACACAGGTACTTATCCCTCTCTTTAATCTCTTTGCGTTTGCCTTGCCATGCAGTCGTCCACCGGAACTTGTCTTTGTCCGTGACGCACTTATGCTTTACCGGCCTCCTGCCGCAGTCGTGTTTGCTATCATGGACTTGACCACAATATTTACATGATTTCAGCATGTGACACCCTCCCCTGTGTATTTCTCCCCTATGGCTATATATCAGAAAGCCCTGGGATGGTAGGAGGAATACCCGCCCCAGGGCATGGAAAGGTGCCCGGCTTCGGGCTAGTCCTATTGTCATATTCGTGGCGGAGGTTCAACGGATCCCGCCACTGACCCGACCACCTGTCTAAAGTGGGTTTGTTTTTTTACTATACAACGCAAAACGCCCTGCATCTGCAAGGCGCTCTGTATGTTCGGGGAGGCTACTAGGTGATATACATTTACCACCAATACTATACTACCACGGCCTAGGTGAACAAAACCGACAAACTTTATTTTTCTTTTAAAAACCTGTTATGATCCATTCGGCAGCTACCGTCCGTATACCTCTTCCCTTTTCGTCCGTACCCGCTATTCATTGCGTTCGCCACTCTTTGCCATGTCCTCCCTTCCAAGTAGTACAGCGTGAGGATTGTCCTCATCTCTGGATCGTCCACTGTGTTGATATATTCCTCTACTTCGTTTGTCAGACGGAATAACTTTTTCTCCTCTGACTCTAAGGTTGTTCTTCTGGATATTAGCAGCTCCCTCGCGTCCTCGTACTCTTGGCTGGGGAATCCTTCGATCCGAATACTACCATAAGTGCCGTCTCTTCGAGTGCCCTTCACCGAATCTACCACCCGCTCCCCGCTTGTCTCCATGCGCTCTATCTTGCTTCTGATTTCCCGAATGCGCTTGTTTAGATGTTTGATTCTTCCCTGGGCTGCGCAATATCTTTCAAGCACTGACTTATCCAACGGAACCGCCCTCCTCCTTCACCGTATCAAGTAATTCTGCTATACATTTGTCGCATAGCCTAATCATGTTCCCGCCTAGCCACCACCGATTAGGGTTACTCACTCTAATGTTCTTTATATCCCAATCCCATAAACCGCAAGAATCGCAAGATGTAATAACTTCGTTTACGTCGACCTTTATCATATTTCCTCCTCCGCTAAATTTCAATAAACAAAGACACAGCTTACTGTAAATATCCAACCACTTTTCGGCCTATCAAAAAAATCTCTCTCTATCAACTTAAAAGCCTTATTAACCGCTTCTTCTTCATCGTCTGCGAACACGGTCTTTGTCCCGCTATACAGTGCCCACATACCCGGCTTGCTTTCATAATGTACTCTATACTCTTTCACCCCTGTTTTCCCTCCTCCTCTGCTTCTACTTGTCCTGATTCTTCAAGCCACTTCTCGATGCATGTTATGCAAGTGTATGCCGCTACTGGTTCACCGTCTAAAAATCCGCTTTCGTATAGGGCTTGTTCCCCTGCCTTGATTTCTCTTTGGCAGGAAGCGCAAGTATGGAGCTTCATGCATTTAACAATCTTTTCTTTGTGGTTTTCTATATCTTCATCAGGCTCATAAAAACCACTGTCCAAATATAATTCTTTGTCGTATTTCATGGCTATCTCCTGCCCCCTTCCTGCTAATCTTGATAGTCGGGGAATTGGAGTAGGCGTAGTTGTCATAGCGTCTATTGCCCTGTTAGATTCTCTTTCCAGTGTTGCCGCACGCTGAAGCCCCAGGCCTTCAAGATTTGCATTAACGAGGCTTTCGCATAGCGCCGTCTTTAATCTCTCCAGTGCCGAAATGCTGCTTTCCAGGTCTGCTTGACTTACTCCTACCTTTACCATCTCGTTTTCTAAATTTTCTCTATTCATCCTCGTTCTCCCCGTTCAGCAGTTCAGGATGGTCATGAATGGTTCCTACAATTTTACATTGTTCGTGTGTTATCCAGTAATCAAGATCCTTTCTCCACCATTCAGACCACTTATCAGAATCATCGTCTATCCACTCAATATAAAAACCGACATGTCCACCAGAATATCCTCCGTACCGCACAACCCCTTGTACGGTACGGTAATTGTCTGAATGAGCTACTATATCCCCCTCAAACACTAACCGCGCGTCCTCACTGTCTCCCCGGTATGACTTGGTGGCGATTAGTCCGGTACTTTGGCCGACTGTGGCGGAATCAACCCGCCCCCAGTATTCAAATGCAATCCATTCCGCTTCCCAGTCAACAACATCACCGCACACGATAAAAACTGTTTTTTCGTCATATTTGTGCGGTTGTCCATAAATCCAAGCCTCACTATTAAGGCTCCTGCCTCTGAACATATAACGTTTATCCATTTTGCCCTCCTGCCCCCTCTGCAATGTAATCTTTTGGTGGGATTCCCATACCAAACCGATCCTTGATCCGCTTCACCTCCCTGCTCCAATCCCGGTCAAAGTCACGCGTCCACTTATCCGGCCTAACATCGTCCAGCGGCTTGCTCCGGCGGAGTGCTGCTAGTCTACTAACCGCTGCACAGCTAACCCCTAACTGAAGCGCTATGGATCTGTGGGTTATGTCCTTATCCAACATTTCGTTGATCTGTTGTGTTATTTCTTCGTCTAATTTAAATCCTCTCGGCATGATTCATCCTCCTGCTTCTTCATTTCGGGATTAGGGCAATAAGCGCTAAACCCGTTATAACATTCGCTTGCCTTACTGCATCCGTAGAAACTATTATCTTTATAAACACATGTGTTGCAACAATGATATAGCTTTGACTGTTCCATCAGTTACCCCCTCTTAAATTTCACTCACAGAACGGGCAAGGCCCCTCTATGCATGGTTGCTTTACTACCTCGTCGGAAAGTGCTTGACATATTCCGCCTGTGTTATGTTTACATATCGCCCTTTTTCGCCGCTTAGGTGTGGCAGCCCCACGCCTTGCCCGGATATTTCTAACTCTTTCCCGATCCATATTATCCTCCTGCCTATGGCTTAACTTAGAGTTCCATAAGATCCAAATTAAGATTTGCTTTACACATGTTATCAATGTTAAACCAGTGTTCCTCACTTTTGACTTCTTCTTTCGGAGGTTCATTCCGGTATTTTTCATATGCCTTTTCATCTAGCATAATTCTTGCACCGCTTTTTAAATTGATAATCCATCCGCTTTTCATTTTTGCGTTCCTTTCCCTCTCTCCCGGCAATGGCTTAATATTGGTTTTACCATTCGTATCAAAGCCACCCGCTAGAAGCTGATTGTTTATTTCACGAAGATATCCGCGGAACCAATCGGGATACCTGTTACCGTGATACTCGTCTACTAATTTACTGACATCTTTATAGCTTGACAAATCGATTGACGGTCGGTCTTCCAGCAGTAGCCTTACGCAATATGTAAATGTTTTTCCGTTTCTTCTTCCACCGCTTGGAAAAGCGGAATCGTCACCTTTTAGGTATGCCTTCTGCCAGTCAAAAAGGTAGAAGCCGAAGACCTGTTCGAGTTTAGCAATAATTTTGTCTGTAATCGCTTTGCGCTGGATTATAATCTTGTCCTTTGCCAGTGCGTACCCGTGCTCTATACACGCTCCTGTGCTAGCTCTCCACCCGCCGATCATGTATGCCGCGTCCGCAAGGTCAAGAAGGGGCAGGCATATCTTCATGTATTCGTCGTGAGTTGCATCAAATTGTATTACGCCGCTCAATGCAGCGGGGTTTATGACATCATGTCCTTCCGCTTTTAACTTTTTTTCGGCCTGGTCAAATTCCTGTCGATAATTCGGGTTATTGGTGATTGGGCCGATTATGTATACTCTCATGGTTAACCTCCCTTTATAAGTCCGTACTGGTTTGTTCCGGCCGTTGCACACCCTTAATATTTAGCTGGCTAAATATCCCCATCAAAACCGCCCTGACGATAGAGTTTCCCGCCTGCTTGTAAAGTTGTGAGTTGCTGTTTACTGCTTCAGCCTTGTGAAAATCCCTATCCGTGAAGTCCATTAGCCGCCAGCATTCAAGCGGTGTTAATTTTCGGATTTTCGTAACTGTTTCTGCATTATGCTTGGTGTTTTCAACTACTCCGGCATCGTGGGTTCTGGCCTTAAGGCATCTTGGCATTCCATTCATAACCCCATGTTGAAAGTTTGGTGAAACTTCCGTGTATATTCCACCTATATAGTTTTTTTCCAGAACCATATTATCCTTCTGAACACTCGTTAACGTGTTTGCTATTCCCCGGGAATTTGGTTCTAACCGTTGCTCGACATCATTCCCCGGCGTTCTGTCGGATGGATTGTCTCTATTTCGTCCCCTGCTTGCAACTATTGTTTTTTCCAAAACTTTCACCTCCTGACCACCCCCCCCAACTGTATTCAAGGTAGGACATAAACCATCTGTACCGTAAACCCTGCCAGTTTGGGGGTTATCCCATCTTTTATCTTTTTCTAAGTTACCTATCTGTTTTACTTTCATTTACGATCACCTTCAGCGGGTCTTTCGAGTCACCAATGGCCTGCAAACACCTTGCTATTCCGTCCGCGCTATACACCGTATTGCTTTGATGTTTACCCGTTCCTTTTTCGATGTAACCCACCTCTTTCACATACGAGGTTTCCAACTTGTTTCTGTGTGGATATTCCCCGATCTCCGGCTGTGATGCAGTTTGCAATATCGCGTTGCCGTGGACTATTGATCGTTCCGTCGACCACCGCCCCCCTGCCTCAATATCAGTATTTTCAAGAGTTTCAATAAGCTTCTGTGCTTTTTCGGTATTGATATAATACTTTTCGTCAACCTCGTCCTCTAAATAATCCTTAATGGTCTTATCAAGTGGTATTGGTCTTGGAAAGTGATAGTTGTATTCTCCCATCAGCGAGACCATGAAACACCTTTCCCTGTTCTGTGCCACGCCATAGTCTTTTGCGTTCAGAATATCTACAAAATTGATATAGCCTAATTCAGTGAGAAAATCTTGCCACTTTCGGAAATCCGGCATATTGACCCAGCCGACCACTTGCGGCACATTCTCCATGATCAGAATGTCCGGGAGTTCCTTCGTTTCTTTCAGGAGCCGCTCTACCTCCCACAATAGGCCCGACCGTGTTCCGCTGCCCTTCTTCATTCCTTTTCCCTTGCCGGCAGCGGATAGATCTTGACAGGGGAATGAATAGGTTAGTATGTAGCAGTATTTTTCCTTGTCGATTATTTCAAGCTGCTGGCCGGTGATCTTTGTTATGTCCATAGGTTCAAAACTTGTTCCGTGAATCGCGTTATAGCTTGCGATTGCGTATTTATCAAACTCGACCACTCTGTAGTGCTCGAAATCAGCCCCTAAGTCCCTTAGTGCCATTGCCTGGGAACCAACACCGGCAAACAGTTCTATTAAGCGGATTTTCTTATCAACGCTGACTTTCGGCATGGTCAAATCAAATATGCTTAATTGTTCCATTTTCGCCCCCTAGTTAAACGGTAGTTCTTCATCTTCCACGCCGTCCGGTATGTTCATAAATCCATCACCGGATTGCGGTTCAGTTCTGCCTAATGTGCTCTTGCTCTCGGCAAACTCCATTTCTTCCGCAATGATCTGCATGCTATATACTTTTTGCCCTTCTTTGTTGGTGTAGTTGTTGTTTTGTATGCGACCGGTAAGCAGGATCTTTGTTCCCTTCCGTAAGTACTTCTCCGCAAATTCTGCTTGCTTTCCAAAAGCAATGCAATTGAAGAAGTCTGCTTCTGCGGAATCTCCGGCACGTTTAAAGCGCCGGTCTACTGCTAGGTTGAATCTTGCGAGTGCTATAGAATTGTCGGCGTTGCTATAACTGACTTCTGGGTCTCTTGTTAATCTCCCCATGAGAATTATTTTGTTCATATTGTCCTCCTGCCTCCCTGCTCATTTGCTTCTTTTGGGCTTAAACTTATAGACATCGGCACTCCTGTGAGTTAGCACCGGCCTGATCCGGTTGCGCTTATTCGCCCTGCTCTTCGCCATTTTGCTTCTTCCCTTCGCTTTTTGCTGTTAGTATGCGTATTTGTTTTCTGTGTGCCGATCTTCTCCATAGCTTGCTGCGGTTTTGGTTTCTTTTTCCCATTTTGTCCTCCTGCCCCTATAGATAATTTCGCCCAAATTCTTCCATGAATTTTTCATGGCTGTATTGGCTTTCAAACTCCCTCTGCCCGATCTGCCTTAACCTGATCATGAACTGCCGGTTATTATGTACTGCCTGCGGGGTGCAGACGTGACAGTCCGGGCATAGATGCACTGTAAGCCCATACTTTTCTGATTTCTTCCGGTCGGCTCCTCCGAAAATGTGATGCTTTTGCAGTATTCCGTATCTTCCGCATTCGTAACACCTGACGGCTGGCGTCTCCTCTATGATGCTTTTATGACTCACGAATTGTTTTTTGGCTCACGTTGCGTTCTACCTTAATGTTTCCCTTTGCGTTTTCAGAGATTTTTCCCTTTACACCAGATGCAGATTGAACTTGTACGCTTCCAATCTTGCCAGCAAGAACGTGCTCTAACCCCGACAGTAGAAGGGCTTCTGCTTCTGGCTCGTCTTCCTGGAATAATTCAGAAATTGCCTTTGTCGCTCTTTCCCTGCGGCGCTTTGCGTGTTGTTCTTGTTCGGCTTCCGGGCATCCGCATTTTGCAGTCGCGGCATCGTCTAAAGTTTCGTCCGAACAAATCCCCGTCAGAGTTTCGATTTGGAACATCTGTCCGCAGTATCTACATGCTCCGTATTGGATCTCGCTGTCCTCGTATTGTCTGTTAATAGGAATTACTGTTTCGCTCATTCTTTTTTACTCCTTTCTTTTCGCCGGTTTTCCGGCAGTTTGACGAATGTGTAATGCCGGTATTGATATCCGGTTACCCAATTGACGCCCTGATAGAGCGACTCTTTTTCGAGGTAGTAACCCTTTGGCGGTTTCGGGTCTTCGTTCCATGTCGGGCGCTTCATAATCCGGCGTTCCGGGGCCGGGATTTCCAGGTTGCGGCTCCGTGAGAAATGCTTTTCCATGATGGCTTCGTCCGGGTCTGGCTGCTTTGCTATGTAGTCGGCCAAGTCCTGGAAGCCTCCGCGCTGATATAGCAACTCTATGTGTGTGCCTCCGTGATCCCAGCACTTGGTGATTAGTATGTCCCCGTCAGGCACTCGATTGATGATTAGGTGGTGGTGTATCCCTCCCCGGCTCCCTACCTCAATAACCAATATCCACTTAAGGACCGCTCCTATTTTTTTATAACGCCGCCGGAGTCGATCGAGGAAGTTGCGGATATCTCTTTTGGCGGCTACTATATCGGAGGGGCGCTCCCCTCTTCGGTATGTTAAGGTGATCCAATAGTCATTCGGTACAAAGTTTTTCTTGATCAGGCGTCGGATATTTTTTTCACGGTTTCGCTGATTTTGTTTCGCAATCTGCTCTGCCGTAGCCTTCTGCCTCTTCGCTCTTGCTTGTCCCGGTGCGCCATATTTTCCGGTGTGGCTCTCTTCCACCTCGATTGATTCCTCGAAAAAGTATTTCTTCCGTTCGTACATGTTTGCCTCCAAGTCTAATATACTTATCAAGTGCAAAAACGGTCAGAAATTCACCGTTTTCCTTGACTTTTTGGGGCCGAAGTGGTATAATTATGTTGGTGTAATTATTGGCTTCGGCCCAATGCTCGCCTGACTTGTCAGGCGGGTTTTTTGTTTTGCTGTTCTGTTTTTTCTTCTCGTTTCTGCTGGCAGTCGCAATCTTCCCCGTGGTCAAGGTGCGCGCCGCATACCGGGCATTTTATGTATTTTGCCATGAGCTGTTCCCCCTAGTTTTTTATTCCTTTTCTTCACATTCTCACAGTGCTTCTAAATCTTCGATTAGCCCCTGGCACCGTTCGGCGAAATCGTGGTTTTTAAAGGAAGCTCCTTCGCAAAGTGTTAATGGAGCTCTCGCTATAAGCCCCCTCCGCTTTGCTGTCACATATATATCAAACCCGTAGTTACATAACTCGACAGAGACATAATGCCCTTTTTTCTGTGCTTCCAGGGCTGCATCTATGATTTTGTTGTAGAGCTCCCTAGCCTCCTCTGAATATCTATCCATTTTGTTTCTCCTTATGGTTATCTCTTTGTTGGGAGCATGTCCAGACTTTTAAGTTTTCCATACTCTTCGTTTATCAGTGCAATTAAGATATCGCCGAACTTCCGTTTTAGCTCCTGTTCCTGTGTTGCCCGGAACTGAACGAAACATAATTCCAGTGCTGTCATTTCCATTCTTTTGATTCCTCCGTTATATGTTTCCATGTGATCCCTTCCTGTTGTGGTTGCAGATTTGTGGGGTTCCTCTGGTACTGTCCACCGTTCAGCGTTGCATTTACGCCAAACTTCGTTTAATTCTTTCAGTTCTTCCTCTGTCATGGCGTCAATTCGACCTTTCTCCTCCCATGTCATGCGCTTTTTTTGGGGTTCCCTTGATACCGTCCACTGTTCAGCGTTGATTTTCCGCCAGGATTCGCTGAATTCTTTTAGCTCCTCTGTCATGGCGTCAATGCTTGCAACGCATTCGTCGTATCCTGGCCCCATCCCCTGGATGCTCTGAATTATTTCATCATCCGAGAGGGGCTTTCCGTCTTCTGTTGTTTTTGATCTAATGTCCGCACGGTTTTTTGTCCATTCCTCCACTCTTGCGGCCCACCTTTTTATTTCTTCTTGTGTTTTCTCTCCCAACGCCATGCGCCTATGCCTCCTCAATATCCTTAAACAACCTTACTTTCGGCACTTCGTCGACAAGTTCCCAACATACGGGCAGCTCTTTCCCCAATGTGCATGTTTCATCCGCATCACGCAGCGGACAATGGCAGCAGTCCTTATTCTGCTCGCATATGTACCGGATAACCCTTAAGGCTTCTAGCAGATCCTCCATTTCTTTCACCCTTACACCTCCCCGATATCTTTAAACAGTCTTACCCCCGACGCTTTTTCCACGAGGTTCCATCCTGCGGGCATCTTTTCATCTAAGGCGCATTTTTCGTATGTATTACAATACGCGGAAGAAGTAGCAGCCATAGGGCATTTACGGCAGCTCTCGTGTCCGTTGCATGTATCCTTTATAAGCCTTAATGCTTTTAATAACTCTTCCATGTTATATTTTCCTCCTCCCAGCTTGTCCACCGGGCCGGTTAACGGCCCTTTGCCTCGTTTGCGGCCTTTTGGGCCAGATGTGCGTACAGAAAGCGGCTTAGGTCTTGCAGGATTTCCTCTTGCTCCTCCGGGCTGACTATACAGTCATCGTGGATATGGGCGGTAAATTCGCCGTCTTTTATGGTTTTGATTATTGCCATGCTATGTACACCTCCTTTTTTGATTTTATGAGGCTATGATTGTACCAGTTGCCAGATTCTTCGGGTTACTCGCCATTTAAGGCGTTTTTGGTAGTTGCCAAATCCTTCCATTCCGTCTATAATTGTCGTATCGACATGGCAGTGTCGAAATACTAAAGAAAGGAGAAAATTTATGGATACATTGAAAAAAAATATCATCACGTCGTATGGTGCCATCCCCTTTGTCGAAGGAATGGAACGAAACGAGCTAATCCTCTTCACAGCGGCTGGACGCATCCACGGGACCATGCCTAAAGATGACACTGATTCCTATATTGTCAGGGTGATTGGAGAGCTGGCCCAGGATTATCGTGATGAGCGGAAAATCCCTGACGATGTCTTGCTTGACGGAAACGATGGCTTTCTGATTCTTGAAAATGTTACGCTATACAAAGACAGCACTACCATTAACTTTCCGAGCCTCACGGTATTTTTTGATCAAATCATCGCAGTTACAATTGGGAATATTCACTGATATGCATTCATTTCTCAGTACCGTTTGAGTCTCTTTGGGAAACTGACCAGTAGCCGCCCACAGATCAATCAGGGTATTTGCCATTTCTGGTATTTTACTGTTGTCGGAGATGGCGGACTTCCCTGCCTCGCCCTCTATTGCCCGCAGTAAGGCCATTTCTAATCTTTTTTGTTCTTCGTTCATCCTTCTTGCCTCCTTTTATGCTGGCTTGTTTTGCCGCTCTAGCTCTGCTCTGTCTCTAAGTGCTTCAGCCTTGATCCTAATAATCATTAGACCGGTTTCGTCTAATTGCTCCAACGCTTCTATTACGTCTTGGAAGTCTTTCTTTTTTTCTTCGCCCATGAGATATTCTCCTTTCTGTGTTTTTTTGTAGTTGCCAAGTCCTTCCATCCTCTTTATAATGTACTTGCAGGCGTTGCCGCTCGAACATAAGAAAAAGGAGATTTTATGATTACTGATTCATCCTATAAATTGTTAAAAAAGATTCGAAGGCCCGGATTCTCCGAAAATTCGCTCCCCCTAAAGTGCCGATCTACCTACGAAACAGACATCGAAGCTTTGATTAACAAAGACTTTATTCGCTTCGAAATAATAGGCTACGCAGAATCTTTATACCCCGTTTATTCTGAATACAAAATTACAAATGAAGGAATTGCATATATCCAGCAAAAACGCAAGGGCCTATTAATGAGTTGGATTCCTTATACGATAACAACGCTCATCGCTATCGCCGCATTGGTTAACTCCATTTTTGCGAGGCTTGGCTTATAATATCTCTAAATTGATCAATAGCGATATAAGCGAAATTACCAGGGGTATTATGTACATTTTTATCCAAAATTTTGTTTTTCTCTTTTCTTCTTCGCTCATGAGGTGTTCTCCTTTCTGGTTGTTTTGTGCTGGTTGTTTGCTATGATTACATTATAGTTGTCTTTGATTACTTTGTCAATTGTTTTTTACAAAAAATGTTTGCAATGATTACATTCTTATGATATAGTAATTCTAGGAGGTGGCAAAATGAACAATAGAATAAAACTCGTTCGTGAGTCTTTAGAATTGACGCAGGAAGATTTTGGGGGCAGAATTGGTATAATGTCCAGGGCGCATATTTCAGCGCTCGAAAAAGGAAGACGCCAAATCACCGAGAGGATAATAAAAGATATTTGCCGGGAATTTAACATCAATGAGGAATGGTTGCGAACCGGTGAAGGTGAGATGTTTCGATTTGATCCTAATTATGATGAAGCAATGGTATATACCAGCGAGCTGCTGTTGGGAAAAGATAATCCTTTTTATGATTTGATTATTGAAATCATGCATACGTATTACGAACTTGATCCAAAATCACAGGAAGTCATTAAAAACTCTATAGTAAAATTGGTCGATAACCTTAAAAAAAGAGAAGGTTAATCCCTTCTCTTCCTTTTTAAGTACAATTTGATAAATGTGTATATCTGCTTTAGTATTGTCTCGTCCTCTTCAGTGAATTCCTCAACTGCCTGAACGACGTAACATCTGTATTCTTCTGTTTTCATCCGCGCTTCCTCCCTCGTTACAATTTGCAAACATATGTTCCTGTCAGGTGATCTTATAATAGCATAGTACTCCCTAAAAATCAAGAACATTTGTTTTGCCTTTTCCGGTTATCGAATATTGAAGCGCGCGTGCCCCTTGTCTTATGTATTTGTAGTATAACATACTCAGGGGCAATTTTTGCTGGCAAAGCCTGGCAGCGTATGCGTTAAGTGCTTGCACTGTGTCAAGGCATTTGGTATAATTATTTATCACAAACAAAGGAGGACGAGGGAAGATGAGAGAGAAAATTGTACTAATTCTAGCGGTGACAGTGATGTTCACCATGTCGGCATGTGGAGGCGGAGGTGCCAGTACATACAAAAAGGCTGCTGAAGCTATAGAAAATGGTAATTATGAAGACGCAATTGAATTGCTAAATTCCATTCCCGACTACGACGATTCGGACAATTTGCGCAAACAGGCCAACGTGGGAATATTTAATGCGGTTGTTAGCGCAAGTACTAGCCCTGAATGTTGTGAGGTTGCGTCTGACGGCAGCTACATAAAAATTGACACAAACCCAAATAACACAAAGAGCTTCTACAATGCTGGATACACGCAAACAGTGCAGGACATCAACCAAGCCCTCGGCTTTAGCGATTCATTGTGGGAAAAAATGGCCCAAACTCGGGCGTTAGATGGGCGGCAGAGTTTTGAAAGTGATGAATTTACCGTAACATGGTCATATCACCCGGATAATGGCCTGAACGCTCTTTACGAGAGGAAATGACTTATATACTAATACCGCCCCGGTGCTGCATCACCAGAGAGGACGGCATGTGGCAAAAGCAAAAAAATTACCGTCCGGCAGCTGGCGTGTACTTGCACGGGCGCGGATATAATGGAGGCAACGGAGGTGCACAAGGTGGAAAAGTATGCTTTATACCTACGCAAAAGTCGCACTGATCAGGACGCGGAACGGCGGGGCGAGGAGGAAACTCTGGCCCGGCACCGTAAGGCCCTGACAGAGCTGGCCGGTCGAATGGGGATAGAAATAAGCGCAGTCTACCAGGAGGTTGTAAGCGGTGAGTCAATCGAGACACGGCCAGAGATGCAGCGACTTTTGGATGATGTGTCAGAGGGGTTATATACCGGCGTCCTTGTCATGGAGGTTGAAAGGCTGGCACGGGGTGACACTAAGGATCAGGGGATTGTGGCAGAAATCTTCAAAATGTCGGCCACGAAGATTGTAACTCCCAACAAGATATATGATCCAGAAAATGAATTTGATGAGGAATATTTTGAGTTTGGCCTTTTCATGTCCCGGCGAGAATACAAGACCATCAACCGCCGAATCCAGCGTGGACGCATTGCATCCGCTAAAGAGGGAAAATTTTTGTCCAGTACCGCCCCATATGGCTACATCAAGACCAAAATTCAAGGAGATAAGGGTTATACGCTTACGCCTGATCCAGAGCGCGCCGAAGTCGTGAAAATGATTTTTGATTGGTATGTCAACGGCGAGACTGACGCCGATGGTCTGCATCGACGGTTGGGGATGTCTGTAATCGCCCAGCGCTTGGATTCGATGCATATAAAGCCCTTGATCAAGGATACATGGTCGCGTGCCAGTATATCGGACATGCTGCAAAATCCTGTGTATATAGGCAAGATCCGCTGGTCACACCGCAGAGAGATCAAAGAGATGAGCGGCGGTAAAATAGTCAAGGTTCGCCGGGAAAACACAGAGGCTATTCTTGTGGACGGCCTACACCCTGCGATAGTAGATCCAGATACATTTTACAAGGCTCAAAAAATCATTCGCGGTAACGCCCGGACTAAAAACCCGCCGACTAAGGTTCTGCAAAACCCGCTGGCCGGTCTGGTATACTGTAAAAAGTGCGGCGCTCTCATGACGCGCCTGGCCCCTCATCCACACAATCCCTATTCCACCTTAAAATGCCCCACGCCACAATGTGACACTGTCTCAGCTCCCCTTTACTTGGTGGAGCAAAAGCTATTGGAAACGCTTCGCCCCCATTTGGCGGAACTTCGTCTGCAATGGGCGAACCAAGCGCCGAATCAGGCACTATCCGACAGCGTAAAGGATCAGGCCCTTATCAAGGCGCAGGACGAACTAAACGGCCTACTTAAGCAACGCGAGAGCGCCTATGATCTATTGGAGCAGGGCATATATACGGTAGATGTTTTTAATGCCCGCATAGGTGCACTGTCAGAGCGGATTGACACCGCCGAGAGGGCCATTAAGGGCTTGCAGAAGAATCTGGATAAAGACAAGGATTTGCAGGCGGTCATGGATAGGTTCATCCCTGCGATAGATGGAATATTGGATGGCTATGACGGACTTGACGCCGCCGGAAGAAATTACTTGCTCAAAAGCGTTTTAGCTCGTGTCGACTACCAGAAGGAGCAGAGAAACACCCGTACACAACGGGAGGTTGCTAATTTTAATCTGGACATTCACCCTAAGTTGATCGGCGGCCCCTTATAATATGCGGGGTTTGCCTTGCCATAATCTATGATGTCCATAGGTATATCCCCATTCATACGTCATCAGAAACACAAAATCCGCATTCTTTCCCAGATTCGCATAATCCATTCCCTCATAGAGAAGCCCCTCCTGATCTGCGGCAATCTTTGGGGCAAGG